CCGCCACCTCCTCCTCGGTGAGCACGAGGCCGAGCGCGTGGGCCTCCTCGCGCATCTCCTCGATGCCGACCTTGCCCTTGCGCAGAAACGGGATGAGCGCGGTGCCGGACTTTCCGAAAATCTCGACGGCAAGCTGGCTGCGGCGCGCGGGGTCTTCAATGCGGGTGAATCCATCGGCAACATCCCCGAGCATCTCATCCATGCCCTTGAGCTTGCCGGTCGTCTTGTCTTTCACGTCCACGCCGAGCTTGCGGAACGCATCCAGGGCTTCGGTGGATCCATCGGCGGCCTTCGACATGTTGACGCCGAGGAACTTGACCCCGTTGGCCAATTCCCCAAGGTCAACGCCGCTCAGCTTGGCCGCGTAGCGAAGCTCCTGGAGTGAGTCCGTGGAGATGCCCGTGCGCGCGGACATCTCTTCAATCTCTTTCGAGAACTCCGCAGTCCCCTTGAAAATCTCGACGAAGCCCTCGGCTGCCCCCTCCAGCTTCTCCTTGAGGAATTCGAGGCCCTTCTTGATGCCCTCGACGGCGAGCTCGGCCTTGACGAAGGATCCGGCATCAAGGGAGAGGCCGACTTTGGCGAAGAGCTCTCTGACAATCACGGCACCCCTCCTCCCTCACTTCTTCTTGCTCGCTATGGCCTCCGCTTCCGCCATCGCATCCAGCGCCTCGTTCGCGTCGCGCACATCGTCAATCGACCACCACGTCTCCAGTTCCTGCAGCGACGCCACCCGCTTCACCACCAATCTCCACACCGGCCAGTCCAGCTCGTCTATGCCCCGTAGGGGCGTGCCTCGGTCATCGTCATCGGGGTCTGGCTCACGGGCTGGCCTCGCGAAAAATTTGTGAACTGCACCTGCAGCGCGAACCACAGCAGCTTGAAGATGGTGAGCAGCTGACCCTGGAGCGCCACGTCGTACCGGGGCCAAAGCGGCGCGCCGTCCATGGTGGCGCTCGAAAGAAGCTCCGACTGCAGGAAGTCCAAGTCCTGCTCGCTGCAGCGCGCGAAGAAGCCCTCCACCGTTGGCGTCAGCACCGCGGCGTCCATGCCCAGCAGCGCCCCAAGCGCCCCCTCTGCCCCAGGCTTGCTCCCGTCCTTCACCTGGGCACCCAGTGCCACCTGCAGGAGCGGCATCAGCACGGGGCCAGCGAGCTTGGCGATCCGCAGCGTGAGCCTCACCGCGCGTTTCGCCGGAAGTTGCCACACCTCAAAGGCGTGCCCGTCGATGTCCTGTTGTTTCGAGAGAATCACAGGGCCACGTTCCCGAGCGGGTGCATGTCGAGGTTGTCGGTGGCGATTTCCCACTCGATTTCCTGGATGTCCTTGCCGCGCTGGATGGCGGGCAGCTTCTTCACCCAGGCGTTCTGGGCGAAGACGAGCATTCGCCCGTTGAGGTCTTTAATCATCCCGCCCCCTGGCTGGATGAGGCCCGTCGCGCGGTGCGTCTGGTAGATGCCCGCGAGGAAGTCGTTGGCGGGGCTCGTGTGGAAGAAGGTCAGCTTGACGCTGCCCGCTTCGTTGAGATTCATCGCCAGCGCCGAGTTCCCATCCACGCCCGTGCTCAGCGTGAAGCCGTCCTCCTCGCGCTCGGCGTTGATGAAAATGTCCTTGCCGAACCCCGACATCAGGTAGTTGAAGAAAACGACGGTGACCAGCTTGGGGCTGTACTGCGCGAGCTTCAGGGACATGGCGTGCTCCGAGGGCTAGGGGGTAATGGTTCCGTTGACGCCAATCTTGTGGACGGCCCCCGCCAGCTGGGCCGCGAAGTTGATGTTCGGGAAGTAGCGGTTCTGCCTGTCGTTGGTGGACTGCGCGGCCACCTTGGGCACCGTCACCGTGAACTTCGGGATTGGGGCCAGGAAGCCCACGTCCTCGAACGCCTGCAGCGCCGAGCGCACCGCGGTCTCCGGGATGACTGCGCCCGCGTCGGTGTAGGGGACCTTCTTGGGGCCTGCCGCAGCGGTGATGAGATTGCCCGCCATCGTGGCCTTCAGCGCATCCCGGCCCCGCACGGTGTCAATCCACTCGTCGCTCGCGACGGTGCCCTCTGCGGTCATGTTGATGCCCGCTACCGTGTAATAGAAATTGCAGAACTTCGCGCGCAGGTTGGCCAGGTGCGTGTCCGTCAACGGCGAGGGCGTGACGCCCGCGAGCGTCTTGAATTTCCACGTCTCGCTGCCCGCATCCATCGGCAGCACCTTGCCCGCCCAGGCTGCTGTCAGGTTGGTGCCGTCGCCCTGGTGGTACGCCACCGCGGTGCGCGCCAGTGCCTGGGTGTGCAGCGTCGTCGCGATGTCCGTGGCACCGGAGAGCGCGGTGGTGATGATGGCGCTGTCCTGGGACTCGGCCAGGAAGAGCTTCTCGTGGGACTCCACCCAGGTGGCGATGCTCTGGTTCTCCGCAAAGGACTTGAAGGGCGACAGGACGGCGTACCAGCTGTTGTCCACCAGCTGGATGGCCGCGAGGTCCGCTGCCACCCCTGCGTCCACGTTGTCCTGCGCGATGCCCAGCTTGGACACGTCCGGGGACTCGACCGTGTGGTACGCGCCCGGGGTGTTGGCGAGGACGCGCAGGAAGGTGCTCTGGTCCGAGAGCGTCACCGGCAGTCCCAGGGCATCCACAGCGGCCTTCAGTCCGATGTTGATTTCCGAGACCGTGGCGGTCGCGTCCGAAGTGTACGTCACCGCCTGCCCATCCACCTTGAGGATGTACGTGGTGGAATTGAGCGGGACGGGGGTGACGGCCCAGCGCATGGTCGGGACGTTCGCGCGCCGCCCCACTGCCACCGTCGTGGGCGCTGGGTTCTGCGAATAGATGGTGTTCAACAGCGCGTGCTCGGCGTCTGCCTGCACGAAGCCGTCTGACTCAGAGCCCGAGACGGACGAGTAGAAGCGGATGCGGTCAGTGTTGTGGCTGTGCGCACCCAGGATGAGCGGGATGCCAAAGCCCGCGACGAGCGCCTGGGCCGTCTGCAGGCTGATGACGATGTTGGCGATGTCGGAAATGGGCATGGCTGCTCCTTACGGGGTGAGGTCTGCGCTGAAGGGGATGCTGGTTGGCGATGGGTCTCCGGGCCTTGTCGTGATGGATCCGGTGCCTGAGATGGTCTCAATGAAGCCCACGCGCTCGGAGTCGCTCGAGCTGGCCCCGAGGGTGAGTTCCAGGTGGGCGCGACCCTGGAAGTTGGTCTCCAAGAGGGCCGAGAGGTTCTGCACGTCAGAAGTGTCCACAACGGCCACGCCCGCCGCCCCGAAGGCCGCCACCACGGAGTCCAGCTCCAGCCGGTCGCGCGCGTTGGCGAGCATGGCGGTGGCCCCAGCGCCCCCGAAGGCCCCCAGGGTGTAGACGTTGATGGCGGCGAGGATGTTGCGCGGGCCGGTGGTGGACAGCTCCACCTCCTGTCCCTGTGCTCGCGCGAGGTCCGTCACGCTGTCCGCGAAGTCCGTGCCGAAGGGCTTGGAGGATGTGCTGATGCGGACGGTGGCGTAGGGCGGCGTCAGTTCCTGCCCGGTTTGGTCCTGCAGGATGACCTTCCCATCGGGCAGCGACAGCGAATCGCGCACCCAGGCGCGCACCGCTTCCGTGATGGCGGAATAGTCAATCGCCACGGTCCACCCGCTGGGCCACGTAGACGTAGAAGCCCGCCGCCGCGGTGAAGTCGTCGATGGTCTTCACCTCAAAGATGCCGCGTGGAAGCGTGATGCGGTCAGGAGCCCCAACGTCCGCGCCTGCGGCCTTGAGTTCGGACACGGACAGCACCTTGAAGGTCTCCTTCATGCGCTCGCCCTCGGGCAGCCTGAGCAGCTCCGCGCCGCCCGCGGGGATGATGAGCGCCTTGATGTCAAAGGTGCTCTCGCCGCTCTTGGTCCACACTCCGTTGACGTAGGTGCCACCAGCGAAGCGCTCCACGTGGTAGACGCCCGTCGAAAACTCGTCCACCAGCTCCCCGCCGTCTACGATTGGGGGGCTCAAGGGGCACCGCCCCCCGCCGTCTCGCTCTCGCCCTGGATGACGGCCCAGCTGACGGCCCCTACAAGCTGCCCAGTGTCCACGAGGGTCCTGGGGCCAAGTCCGCTCGTACTGCTGCCCTTTGCCGCCTTGCGCGCGATGGTGCGCGGTGCGTCTGCCGGGGCGATGCCTGAGCCCGTGGTGATGCCGAGCTTGATGTCCGTGGCCACGGAGAGGCCAAGGATGCCGAGCGCGGACTTCTCGTCCACCTTGCCCTCGTACATGGCAGTCACCAGGCGACGGGACATCTCCTCGTAGCGCGGGCGATTCTTGTCGAAGGCGGACCGGATGAAGCTGCGCTCAGGGACGCCCTTGGTCCCGAACTCGTGGATGACGGCGAGCGTCACGTTGTCCAGGGCTTCCTTGCCCCCCGGCGTCGCGATGGGGACCTGCTTCTTGACGGTGCGGCTGGACGTGCTGACGCCCCCGCTCTTGTGCTGCGTCACCGTCGTCTTGATGACGCTGACCGTCCTGGTGCGCGCCTTCCTGCGGCCCATGACGCCTGCCTTGGCGTAGGGCCGGTCTCGCTCCAAGCGCTTCGCCAGGTCCATCAACTTCTTCCAGCCGGTGTCCTTGTCGGAAAGCTTGAAGTGGACGTTTACGGTGGTCATGTGACCGCCCCGCGAAAGCCGTAGCCGCGAACGGCCAGCTTGTAGAGCGCGCCCCAGGGCGTGGATTCAAGGTCAGAAACCTTGAAGGCGGCGACGGTGGCGTAGGTGACGGAGACGCCAGCTGCACCCTTGGACACCACGCGCCCCTGCGACGCCTTGCCGTAGCCCATCATCGCCAGGACGTGGAGCGCCAAGTACGTGGTGAGGAGGTCCGCCTTGTCCGCGAACGGCGAGGAGTTTGGGTCGAGGTTGATGAGCTGCGGCACTGCCGCCAGCGCTGCGACCAGAATGGCGTTGTCCACCGCCGCAAGCTCGGGGGCCAACGTGATGAGGTTTGCGGGGGTGATGGCCACGTTGACTCCTTTCTTGGGCGGCGGGGTTGGGCACTGGCCTGGCTACTTCCGGCTGTGCGCGCCCTTGGGGTTTGGCTTCTCGTCCTCGGGTTTCTGATGGTGCGGCAGGGGCTGGACGAAGCCGGACTGCCACTTCGGGTCATCCGACTGGGGGTTCTCCGGGAGGCGAACCTCCTCGGTTTCGAGGTGGGACGTTGCCGGGGGCTGGATGACGTCCCCGGCGTCCCCGCCCCGGGTGTCCCCGCCCTCACTGGTCTCCTCAAATCCGCTGGCGAGGAGCACGTCGTAGGAGGACTTGCCCGTCTTGCCGAACTTGGCTGCCTTGAGGTCCGCCACCGTCTGAGCGGGCACCTCCGTCACCTCGCCCGGGACGAGCAGCGTCCCGTCATGGAGGACGTGGGGCTTGAGCCCCTTGTGCTTCAGTCGGACGCCTGGCCCGCCGTTTGTCCTCCTGGTCTGCTGGGGCGGTGGGGCGCTGACGGGGGGTGGATTCTTGGGTTCCATGGGTTTCATCCTTTCGAGTGCCTGCCCTTCAAAGCGTCGTCTTCGGGTCCTCCGGGGCGTGGCACATGGGCCAAGGCCACGCTCCGGTGAGCCCCCGTCCGGACCCGCATGAGACGGTCCGAACGGTCCTGCGTGCCCCCGGGGGTGTTGGGGGCTGTCATCGCCAGCCCATGTTCACCGGGCTCGGTCCCCAGTCCAGGAGCGCCCTGAGTCAGATGCCGTCGCCGTAGGACATCGACAGCGGGTAGTAGAGGACGACGCCGCCGATGCGGCTGTGGCACGGGATGACGACCTCCAGGTTGCGCTCCTGGGGGTCCAGCTCGGTCCATTCCTTGGGGATGTTCAGCTCCAGGTAGTTGGGGTCTCGGTAGTAGGCAATCATCCGGTCTGAGCCCGATGCGCCCGCCCCTTTGAGGCGCTCCCAGGCGAGCAGTTCAATGCCGGGCCGCGTCTTCGTGAAGAATTCGGCCACGGTGGTGTCGCTCACCGTGCCGATGCGCGTCGTCATGGCCAGGCCCATCTGCGTTTCGGGCAGGAGCACCGTGTTGGGCTTCTCGATGCCGTTGGTGGTGCTGACGATGCCCTGCACGATGCCCAGCAGGTCGGCGAGCATCTCGGGTCCTGTCTTGCGCGCCCAGTCCGTGAACGTGCTCGCGCCCGCGGGGGGCATGTACGTCAGGACGTTGGGCTGGTTGAGGAGGCCCAGGATGTTGAAGCGCGCGTCGCCTGTGCTGGCGATGCGCTCAACCTCCTGCTCGTTTGCGCGACGTGCGGCAGCAGCCTTCTTTGTATCGAGCGAGTTTCCGGCGTATGCAGCCGCGGCGACCTCGTCGATGTTGAACCCGTAGCTGTTGCCGATGCTGTGGACCTTGGAGGTGTTTTCCTCGGCCGTCACGTCCGACCGGGGCAGGTCGTCCGCGTAGCTTGAAATCAGCTTTGCCACGCCCGCGGGGGCGTAGCTTCTCCAGGTGATGGTCAGCACGCCCTCGTCGATGTCGTTTTTGACGGGGATGAGCTTGCGCGCCATGAAGTTCGGGAACCGCATCTCGACGTTCTGAGTGCGGATGAACTCCAGCTGCCTGGAGAACGTGGCGTTGCCCTGCGCGTCCAGGTTGGAGAGCTGGACCTTCTTTCGCTTCTTCGGGTTCATGTGAGGGTCTCTTTCTGTTGGACGGCAGGTGGCGCGGGCGGCGACTACCCGTGGTCGATGAAGGACTTGTTCGTGAGGAGGTCAACTTCGAGCTCCACGGTGCCGCCAGCGGCACAGCTGCCGACGAAAGCGCATCCGTAGACTTCGACCGCGCCCGTGTCCGCGGTGCCCCGGATGCTCCCCTTCTGGGTGTTGGCTCCGTTGGCCGCCCAGCGCATGAACACCTTGCTGGCAGGCGTCACCGCGTCCTCGCTGGTGACGAAGACGCGCCCCTTGCGCGTCACATTGACGGGGGCCTTGGGCACCACGCCGGGATTCGCCCCGACGTAGGAGATATGGTCCGCGTGTGAAAGCGTGCTGACTCCCATGGGGATGTCCGTCGCGCCCGCGGGCAGCTTGACGCCGTCCTGATTGACGCCCTGGACGACGAAGAGGCCATAGAAGACGTCCGCGGTGGCCTCCTCGGAGACCCCCGTAGTGACGGTGCCGTTCACCGCGGAGGACTTCATCCCGGGGAAGCCAATGGGCTGAGTTCTGGAATATGAAAGCTGCGGCATGGGGCACTTCCTTGCTGAAGGGGTGGGACTGCTTTGGGCGGCGAGGCGCTATCGAGCGGCCTCGCGGGGCTTCCACATGTTCCGGGCATCCGCGCGCCACTTCGCCGCGGCCTTTTCCGAGTCGCTCATGCCGTCGTCATTGCGCGTGTCAGAGGGCTCGCCCCCGGCAGCTGCGCGGCGGACGGTCTCCACCGAGGTGCTCTCCTCCTCGTTGCGGAACGCCTCCAGCGCGCCGTCGTAGCGGGCCTGGACGTAATCCGCGCTCTTGCCCGTCAGGTCCACGGTCGGGCAGAGCTTCTTGAGCACTGCGGCCTTCACCTCCGCGTCGCTCAGTCCGTCCAGCTTCATGTCCTCCAGGACGGCGGCGGCCTCCTTCTCCAGCGAGACGCGGGCCTGGACGAGCGCGCGAATCGTCTTCGGGTCTGCCGCGTCCGCGCGGGCCTTCTCTGCTTTGTCCGCGGCGTCCTTGAGACTGTCGGCCCGGCCCTTTTCGGCGTCCGCCTTCGCGGTGGCCAGCTTCATGTCTTCCTGAAGCCTGGCGACGGCTGCGTCGCTGCGCTGCTTCTCCACCTCAAGCGCCTGCTTGGCCTGGGCGGAAACTTCGACCCACATGCCGTTGATGAAGACCTTTTCCATGGGCTGCTCCTGGCCTGGGGCCGTTTGTGAGTCGTTGGTGGTGGCGTCGGCCATGATGGCGTCGCCGGAATCGAGGCGGATTCGCACCTCGGGGCCTGCGCGCCCGTGGGACACGAGGGCTACGTGGTTGCCGCGGATTTTTCGTTGGATGGCGTCGTACCGCTGGCCGTTCCACTCGCCAGGTTTCGCTTCCAGGTCGCAGTTGTAGCCGCAGGAGAGCTCGCGCCGCTTCCCCAGCTCCACGTCGCTGACCGCATCGGCGTGGGTGACGAGGATGCTGGCGAGCACGTGGTCACCGTCGGCGTGAGGATTCTCCCCCACCACGCCCACCTGGAACTTGGCGGTGTTGGTCGCGGTGAGCGCCTCGGGCGGGTGCTCGTTGGTGAGCGGCACCATGCTGAAGCTCGCCAGGCTGTCCGGGTGGAAGACTTCCTCGGGCAGCCGAAGCTCGAGCCGGGTGCTTCCGTCCGACAGCGTGTAGGGGAAGACGCCAACCCGGGTGAGGATTGCATCGGCCCGGAGATACCCATTCGCTTGCCGCGTGGCCTTTTTGTAGCTGGCGCGGTCGAAGCGGATCGGCATGTTGCGAGAGCCCCCTCTCTCGGTTCGGCAACAGTTGCGAGCTATCCACTATTCTGAACGATGTCACGCATCTGTTTTAAGAACAGTTGCACCGACCACACTCCCTAGGCCGTGGACATGGGCTGTTGAGCTTGCCGACTTGGTCGCCTTCGTGCCAAAGCGGCTGCCCCGTGAGGAGAAAGAGTTCCCAGAGAGAGGCGGCCAAAGGCAGGGAGCGAAGCCGCGCCTGGTATCTCGTGAACAAGGCCAGCGTGCTGGCTGAGCAGAAGGCGGCGCGGGCGTCTGAGTCTGTCGCCGAAAGAGAGGCCCGACGGGCGTACCAGGCGGCCTACCGGGAGAAGCATCGTGCCCACCTAAAAAAGGCGAAGCACGATGACTATGTGGCGAACCGGGAGCGCTACCAGGAGTTGCACCGGGCATGGGTGAAGGCCAACCCCGAGCGGGCCGCTGGTCACTTCGCCAACTGGCGAAAGAACAACCCAGAGAAACGACGGGTTGCGTGCCAGGACTACCGCGAGCGCAACAAGGAGGCGACTACGTCCTACGCCAAGCAATGGAGGGCAGAAAACAAGGACAAGCTCGTCATCAAGAGCCATCGCAGGCGAGCGCTGAAGCTCAGTGCCCCAGGTTCATGCTCTGCCGATCAAGCCGCTGCACGTGTCGCCG